GAACACTGATATCTGCTTATCTAACTCAATGTAGTTGATAGCAGACCAATAATCAGGTCGTGGATAGGCATCGCTGCCTGTATATGTAAAGCACCAATGAATTTGCCTAGGCTCTTCCATTCGTGTCAAATAGTTATATTTAGGTATGAACTCAGGCGTGTTCTTTTTCTTGCGTGTATTCGCCCAATCATAGCTATGAAAGGCACCAATCACCTCATCATCTTCCTGATTCACCGCAAGGCGCATCTCTTCAAAAGGAATGTGGTTCAGTTTGCTGATTTGCTCACGATCATTTGACCAAATTACTTCCACGAAATAACCACCGAACAACTTCAAGTCGTGAGCCGCCGCCTGTGTAAGCGTGTCAATATCCAGTGCATCAAGTTCGGCTTGATATGTATCTGACTTTATTCCTTTACCTGCAATCATGTCACCAATGGCAATGACTAGTGAACCATGCACAGGTGATTCGTGTGCAAGATCGCGCAGGTATTGTGGGAAGTCGTTAGCATCTCCGTAGTTAATCCATCCCTTCCTATCTACTTTTTCATTATCGCTCTTTGCTGAGTAATCAGAAAGCTTCAGCGATACGATATTTGATTCATTATGCTCCATAGATGATATCGTTGTTTATCGTGGTATTTGCCACATCAAAGTATTCGTTGTTGTTGGTCAGAACGACATAGCCACGTTCCAATATACCAACTACTGCTGCGTTCTCAGGGTCAACATTCGATGATGAATTTTGCCCGTATACTTCGTAGCGATATCTACCCGGCAAAGTCAATCCAACGGTGCTTACTTGCAGCTGCGTTATACGCACGTTCTCATTCAATACATTAGGCACTTGTGCTTTCATCTCACCTACGATGCTATTTTCTTCGTGTGTGATGATCATTAAGTAGTGCGTGAATGGTGTTGAATAGTATTGCCGTGCCTCATCTAATGATAAGAACACATCTTGACTTGCTACGTTAGTGAGTAGATATATCATTCGTTTGCTAAGTTACTAAAAAAGGGCAGCTGTTACACTGCCCCTTTTCAATCAATATAATCAAAACAATGAACGGAAGCCTTAGTATGCAGGGCTAACAGTAATGCTCACGAAGTTATCGAAAGGCACTGATGTATATGGCTCCAAATGTACTGCTGGTGAAAGCTCCTCAGCGGTAACTGTTACCTGATATCCCATAAGATCAGCCTTCTGCGCACCTGATTGAACAGTACCAGCAGTGAGCTGCGCACCTTCGCCTGCACCTACCAACAAGATTTGGTCATCGTTGGTACGAACAAATACAATCATCTTTGCTTTTGCAACATTCAAAAACTCATTACGCATGTCCTGATTCAACTTGCCGAAAGTCCACTTTACTTCTTGTGAAAAGTACAGCGTACCAGTCTCAAGATTTTTGTTGACAGTTTCGATGTATGAACCGCTATTGCGGAATGGTACATAACGGAAGATGGTAGCTGTTGGCAAACCATCAACTTCGCCATCAGTACCACCATAGGTGATGCCTGAAGTGAAATCATCATAGTTAGCAATCAGCACTTCTTTAACTCCACCGATGCCTTCAAGACATCCCAACGTGAAGCCGGTTGTTAATTCACATGCCATATTATTATAGTTTTAAAAGGGGGCTATTACACCCCCTTGATTTTTAAAGATTATGCCCAGTAGGTGATGTCTTCAGCAACACAAATCTGTGCGCCCAAGTAGAAGCGTGCGCCATAGCGTACATTCTGTGATCCATCAAGATTCTGCATGTCCAAGATGAACACCTCGTTCATTTGGTTCTCAACCCAAGTACCCAACATCAAGTTAGACTTCTGAGCGAATATGATTGTGTTAGCAGACATACCTGGGCATACTGCGATTTCGTACATACCTACAAAACGCTTTACTACTTCAGGGCCACCTGTCAAGTACCATCCATTGCCATCAGCAATTTGCGCCTGCATGTAAGCCTCCCAAGCAGCCTGTCCCAAGTAAAGGATTGGCTTTTCAGCAGCACCTTTAACTGCAGTTGGAGCAGTGTTGATTACATCCCAAATATTGGCGATGATGTTACCTGAATTCAATGCGCCTGAACCTGCTGATACAGCACCTGAACCAACTGCTTTGATGAGTGTTTCAAATCCATCGTATTCACCTACGGTAGCGTTCACGCCTGACCACATTACGACTTCGTTCTTTGCACCAATACCGCTTACCATACGCTCGATAATAGCGTCTTGAATCTGTGTGTTTACACGACCACTCATTACATCAGCAGTTGACCAATCAGTGAAGAAATCTTTTTTACAGATTTGACGCTGTACTTGAAACTCTTCAAGTGTCAAGATACGCTCGGTAAGCGTGATAGTACCTGTTGGTGTGAAGTCACATGTGCCAGCAGCAAATGTTACATCATCATTGATTTTACGTGCCACAGACTTGTATGGTACGTTTGGTTTCATTGTAACGTACTGTGTAGACACGTTACTCAAAAGTGCCTTGCGGCAGATTTCACCAGCTAATTCACCTGCATAGGTGGTGGTGAGAGAAGTTGTTGTTGCCATTTTTACTTTTTATTTATGAGGTGAATTAATTACTTTGCTTAGCGCGTATGTTCTCCATGAAGTCAGCGAATGTGTTGTTGCTAACTGATGGCGTTACTACGGCATTCTTTTTGAATTCTTGTGACTTAATAGATACTGCAGCAGGTGCTTTCTTAACTGAAGACAACTCCGCTTTTACTGATTCAACTTCAGACTTTGATGCAGCTACTTCAGCAGACAAAGCAGTCTTTTCAGATTCAAGTGCAGCAACACGCTCACTCAGTGAACCGATAACTGCCACTAAATCTTCGCTGCTCATATCTTGCTGACCTGTTTGAGTAGTGCCGATTTCAGCAACCATACCCATTTCGTCAACTACGACTGTAGTCACGCCATCCTCAAGGATGTATTCGCCTGCCATTACAGGCACTGGATTACCATCAGCATCCTTGGTGAAGATATCTGAACCAACTCCCCAAGCATCAGATGTAGAATAGATGGCAGTGCCATCCTGCAACTTGCCTTCCACGCTGAATTTTACTTCTTCCGCTGGAGCTGCTGCTTCTTCGAATTTGATGCCATGTGCAGAAGGATCAATACCAAACTTTTCGAATGTGGCTTTGATTTGTTCTTTGATGTTTGACATGGTTTTAATTTAGGTATTGTAGAAGAATGAACGATTTGTTCCACTATCTTCGCCATACGAAAAAAATTACACACAATGAACAAAGCACCTCAAACAATGACCGAAGCAGTCAAGGTTCGCATGACACCTAAGCAATGCAAACAACTGGAGAAGCTTGCTAAGCAACACGGCCTATCGCGTGTTGAATACATTAGGCAAGTCGTTTTTGGTTAAGTAACTTGGTTTAATGAAAAAAGCCCTGCACGTTTGCGGGGCTTTTTAATTTTAAACACCTAACCACATATATCACAGGTCGAGTAGACCGCGACAAAGATAAGTTATTTTGTAATCACTACTGATGCAATGTTGTTTGAAGGATTAATGTCAGGCATGCCGTTGACTTGTGTCGCTTCAATCTTCCACGTAGCAGGCAATGTTCCCATCTGACTTGTATACCAAACGGTACCTTGGTTGATTGATAAGCCGGGTTGAATCTTATCGGTACGATTCCAGGTCATTTGCTGTTGACCAACAAAGCCAACTGTTGCTTTCCATGATGTAACTGGTACAGTGCTCTTGTTTGTGACCTTGTACCAAATGCGTGCGCGGTTGGCATCAAGCCATTCGTAACTTGTGATTAGCACTTCGAGATCTAATGCACCTTGTGGTGGTAGTGCTGAGGTCACATTGATAGAAGTCAATGCTACATTATCTGTTTCATTACTCTCATCTATCTTGTTACTTGGGTCAATGGTCAAGATAAATTGACAAGCACCGCTGATGAGATTTGAAATCGTGTAAGGTATCACACCTGTTATTGCTGATTGAGCTGCGAGAATGGTTGCAGATCCATTGTAAAAGACCGTGGTCGTGTTCTGCTTAAATGCAAGTGAGAATTCAACGGCTGTGTCCTTATCAACTTGTTTATCACTTGTAATTGTATACGACACTTGCACGATTTGCCCCTGTTCAGCAGTAGCAGGTGTGCTAACTACACCATAGATATTCGGCTTAGTCGGTACTGGTGGTGGTGCAACTATACCCGCAGCGAGTGAAATCGCTGAATACATATCAACTACTCCCCATCCAAGTTCTGCAGACTTGCCATTAGCATCATAAACATAACCGCCTGTCTTTCGCGATGCGTTCTTAATGATGTCGCGCACCTGTGCTTCGGTTAAGTTTTGATTCATGACCAAAATAGAAGCAGCTACCGCAGCCATTGCAGGTGAAGCAGCCGATGTGCCGCTGAATCCTTTGTATGAATCAGGGCCATAGCCCATAGCACCTGTGCGGTCAACCGTCCACAAGCTCACACCAGGTGCGGCAGCAAACAACTTTGGCCCGTAGTTACTGAATGGCGCACGTGTGTTGTTTTGTGCACTAGCACCAACCGCCATAACCGAAGTATAGGCAGCAGGATTTTGAGTAAAGTCAGCAAGGTAGCTATTGCCACTACTTGCAAAGAGCGGAATTCCTTTACCACCACGTGCGGTTGTGCGTGCAGTATTCAGCGCATTGCTAAAAATAGGATAGCTTGATGTGCCACCCCATGACATTGATACGGCAACACAATCAGGATTAGCTATTGCTTTATTCATTGCGCGTGTGCATATTGTATCCGATGTAAAGAATCCACCCGTTGCACCGCTGTTGTATCCAATGTGCAGGAATTGTACTTTCAGATGGTTGTTCCCAATTGCCATGCATCCAACACCATTGCCAGTGTTAGCAGCAATCACACCGCTGCAACATGTGCCATGCTTTTCAAATTCAGATGCTGGATTCACATCAGCTGTATCCGTCACACAATTCCATGATGTGCCACTGATCATGCCTTGCAAATCTTCATGCGTTGTTTCGCATCCAACGTCGAGCACGGCAACTTCTTTCACTACGCCTTGTGGCAATAGTGACCATGCTTCCTGCGCACGTAGATTAGGCAAATGCCAATGACCTTCATAGCTTGTTTCAGCAGTTGTTTGCATCGGCACAATGTAATCAGGCTCAACGCTAACAAATAGACCTGTTGCCATGATACTGCCATAGAACGCATCAAATACAACGAAATCCGGCACATGCACAAAGAACGTCTTTGTATCAGCAAAGCTATCAACTATGCTAATCTTGTTTGCGTGCAGATAATATTTTGCTTCATTGTAATTTGATGCAAGCAGGATAGCAAGGCCCGAAGCAATTTGGTCAAGTGAAGCATCCACGCTGTTCACTTGCGATACTTTTGATGCGTCAGGCGCGACTGGTTTATCATCTTTGAATACGATGATGCCGAACGGCTCATGCACTGCAACCACATTTGCTTTCGTCTTGTTTTTGTCAAAGGACTTTTTGTCCTTGAATTTAACTGAGTTTATTTTCATTTGTTTGGGATTACACTGCCAAGAATAGCCTCCAACTCAAGCAACAACTCTGCTTCATAATTACGCACACCGCTCATGCTTACACCAACTTCGTTAAAGAAGCCCTCAATGCTATATCCTTTTACCTTACCTTCCTTCACATCATTCCACACCATTTCATCATCGACTTTAGTACCGATAAACCATGTACCATCGGGAAGTTCGGGCAATCCAAGTTGGATGCTCTTATCATTTTTACCTTCTTTAATCCATGATTCTACAACGGTAACACCTGTCACGGGCACTTCGTGCTGCAAGTTAGTCGTGTGTTGCAGGTTCTTTTTGAAAAACTGATGCGCTACGGCTTCAACTGTGGCCTTTTCAAAGTACACATAGTAAGGTTCACCTTGATCATCATAACGCAGTATCTGCTTATCGGGTATAAGCGCAGGGCCATAAAGCATTTTACGTTCATCGTTAACCGATGCGAGCTGCATCTGTTTGCTTAGTGCAATCCAATTTTCTTCGATTGCAGGAATATCCACAAGACCCATGGCTGTTATGCCAAGTCGGCCACTTTCATCTATCACACATTTAACTACTTTTCTTTTTTCCATTTGTATCTGTTATTTTATTATCCAATTCTTGCTAGGTCTTCCACTTTTTGACGTACTTCCTGCTGTGATGCTACATCACCTGCAAGTACAAAAGCTCGTGGTGTTACTTGGTCAGGACGATTCTGAATGAACTGCGCAGCAAGTGGATTGAACTGCGCAGGTTGTGTTTGATTGCCAGTGTCGGCAACTGATGGTGGTGTAGTCGATGTGGTTGTTGTATCAGTGCCACCTCCACCATATTGAGTGTTCTTGATTTTTACAATCTGTGCAGCACCTAATGCAGCAGCAAATGCAGCCTCAACAAACTGCGCACCCGTTGCGAGCTTGATAGGATTACCACCTGCGGTCAATGCGCCAGTCACTGCCTGTCCTGTTTGCACAGCAGCAGCAGCAATGGCTAATGCTTTATCAGTTCTGAATTTACGCTTGGCATCTGCTTCGCCTTTCTTCGTTGATGCATCATTGAATGCTTGCAATACACCAATAGCACTAGCGGCAAGTTGCAATCCTTTTTGTAATGATTCTTGTCTTGTCTTTACTTGGTCTTCTGTGCTTGTTTTAGTATCGGCAGTTACTTCGGCATTTGCATTCTTAGTGACATTTACAAGTTCATTCTGCCATTGCTTTGTGATTTCAGTTGTATCAATACCTGCTTTCTCGGCAAGTTCAATTAACTTCTCATACTTCTGACTGATGGCAAGTTCTTCCTTCTCCTGCGCAGTTAACCCGACTAAATAGTTCTCATCTTGCAATACAGCAAGTGCATTGTAATAGTTGGCATATGCTTGTTGACGTTCCTCAAGTGCTTTGCGTGCTGCCTCCGCCTTGGCTTTTTCAGCAGCTTCAACCGCTGCGATTTCAGCCTGTCTTTGCTTTTCAAGTTCAGCAGCTAGGGCTTGTTCTTGTTTCAATCTATCATCGGCTGCCTTCTGCGCTGCTGCTTTTTCTTTGGCGTTCTGCGCATTGATAAGACCATCGCGTTGATTGTTTAATTGGCGAAGTGTTGCCTCGCTTTCTTTGATGACCTTTTCACCCTCTTTCTTTGTCTGCTCCGGGTCGAATAGTGCCTTAGCAATTGTATCGTTGACAGCATCGAATCCTTTGGTGATAGCAGTTACATCGACCTTTTCAAAACTGAAGCCTAATTTGTTGATTAGATCAACAGCACCGTTATAAAAATTAAAAAAGAACTCAGTCAACTTACGCTGTGGTAACGTCACGAAGTCAAGAAAGCCTTTAAGGTAGTTATAGTTGCGTTCAGCAGCTGCAATTTGTGCCTTTGCTTGTGTCTTGCTAGTTTCAACTACTATCTGCTGCTCAAGTATTGCGGCATCAAGTGCCTTCACCTTCAAGTCATATATTTGCTTTTCGCTATATCCTTGACGTTTGAGTGATTCTTCCTGTTGACCGATTATATCAACCTGTTCTTTGGCAAGTGCAGCACGTTCTTTCTGTGCATTGAGTGCTTCTTCTTCCGCACTGGTTACACCATCAACTAGTGACAACAACTCTTTTGAATACACGATGGCAGCAGCAATGGCCGCACCGATTAAGAATATCGGATATGTGAGCAATGCCTTACCAACCGCACCCAAAGCACTGCCAATTCCTTTGATGCCATTTGTGATATCACCTGGCTTAATATCGGTTATGTTCTTGGCAAGCAACTTCGCACCTTCTGCTGCGCCTTCAAAGTCAAGATTGGCGATGCGCGATGTCACAAGTCCTAGTGATCCACCAACTTTTTCAAATGCACCACCAGCCTGAGTACCTACTGCTTGTGCAGCATCTTGTATTTTATCCTTTAATTCTCCTGCTGCGGCTGACAATTCGCGATACTTCGCGCTATCAGGTGCAGTGTTAGCCAACTGCGCTTGTAATTCACGCAGCTGCGCCTTTAACGATTTCGATGATGTAGCGACATTATCCTCTGCTTTTGCTACGTTGTTGATAGCAGCAGCACCACCATCGACTGCGGTAGTTGTTGCCTTTACTTGTACTTCAACCGCCTTCAGATTTTGCTCTGATTGCGATGTATCGATGACGAACTGCTTCACTATAACATCTGCCATTAGTATATGAGATTAAAGAGTAAATAAATCATTCCTGCAAGTAGCAAAATGCGCCATATCCACAGGCTAACATTCCACAAGTTGCGCTGCCATGGGCGCAATGAGTAGTCATGTTTAGTCTGCGGCAGCACACCTGCCTTTAAAAGCTTCATACATTGCTTGATTGATTCTCCGTATCTCATCGTATTTGTGTATGTTGAATTGTGATTGTTCCTTGTAGGTTGTACGGGAAGCCAGTACCACCTGCCGTCAAAGATATTCGATGCTGGGCAGTGTTTGTTGCCGTGTCGATAGTTAGTGCCAAAGTCAGCGATGGGAATGTGTTAATAGTATCGAGTGTTGTTACAGCCGATGCACTAGCAGTTGCTCCCACTTTCTTAAAAAACACATGGCATAACTTACTCATGTAGTTATTTGTAGCAAAGTCATACACATTGACCGTAATTGAACACGCCATGTGCGTATCATTTGGCAAATCAATATGCGCTGTATTTATACCTTCGAGTACAAAATCAAGTTTATCACCTACTGAATTAAGAACATCTTTGCTGCTCAATATCACTGCACCATATTGATGATTGCCATCTCCATTTGAACGGTTATCTACCGTCCATCCACCACCGAGGTGAAAGCCCGGTAGCTTGGTCAACACATTTTTTCCAACCATTGCAGCACCCCGCACAGGTGCTGTCAATTTCAATGTGTCACCGACCGCTAGTGTGTTGTTGTTTCCTGCAACTGCAGCAATTTCAATCCCACTTGTTGTACCTCCCGTGCTGCCCGATGATGGATTCGGTATATCACGTGTCAATCGTTCTACTTCATTCACTTGATTGCCTGTAATGCCTCCAGGCGGTGTAGTTGGCCCTTGATTAAATGAATAGCAAAGCCCTGCCGATTCACTCCAGCTATAGCCATAACGCGTGCAGCAACTTTGCGTAGCCGCTACTTCTTCATCGTTTCCATTGTGAAAGATTACTTGTCCATTTAATTCTACCGAAAACGGTGTATTTGTACAATCAGCTTCACTACGCAAATACTTCATCAACTTGACCTTAGTGCTTTCAAATGCGCCCACCTTGTAGTCTTGAATCTCAAGTATGCGCCACATTGAATCATGTATATAGATTATATCGCTAAACTCAAAAGTTAATATATCGGACAAGTCAAGCGCAAAAGATGCTTCCATAATGCGAGCATCAGGTGAGTAAAGCTCATTGAATGCATTGCGCCAATATGAATTGAATAGATTGTTGTATGGATTAGTAGGAATTTGAAATGGTGGAACTTCAGGAGCCCAGTTTAAATCAATATCGCTTATGCTTGGTGTTGGTGTATT